CCCATTCTTGGTGCCAAGTTCAATGCCAAAATATCTTGGTCATACGGCCGCATGAACTTAGAGATGCCAGACGGCAGCACATGGTTAGTTAGAGCTGCGACACCTCAAGCCGGCCACGGTTACAGCGCCGACCTCATTTGTGTAGACGAAGTCTGGTCAGTTTCCGAAGCCGCTATTGACGAAGGCTTGCTACCGTCCCAACGCGCAAGAAAAAACCCGCTTATGTCTATGTGGTCAACTGCCGGCACACCCGAAAGTAAAGCCATGTTGCGTTGGCGCGAACAAGGCATACGCGCTATTGACGCTGGCGACCACGGCCCGTTGTATTTCGCTGAGTTCAGCCCCCCGAGCAACATAGACCCGATGAGTCCTAGCGCTTGGATTTACAGTAACCCCGCTCTTGGTTACACGCTCGACATGTCAGTTATTGAGGCTGAAGCCAAGGCCCCAAACCGTAACGCGTTTCTACGTGGGTCGGTTAATACGTGGACTAGCTCACACTCGGGGTGGTTAGAAAACGGCCTTTGGGAAGCCTGCCTATATGAAGGCGAAGTACCATCGGGGGGTGTGCTCGCGATAGAACAGTCAATCGACGAGGCGAGATACGTCGGGGTGCGCGCCGTGCGCGTAGAAAACAAGACAGTAATTACCACCGCTTTTGACGTGGACAACATGGCCGAAATGTGGGCGTGTGTTGAGCGCGAAGTAGAACGTAACCCGCAGCTGCGTATCGCCATAACGCCAGTCTTAGAGACCCATTGCCCGCCCAAGCATGAGCGCCGACGCACCATCGTTGGATACCGTGAGCTCTTGAAATGGACTCTTGCCGTACGGTCACTAATTGTAGAAAACCGCATAGGCCAGACTGGCGAAAAACTATTAGCCGAACATGTCGAGCGCGCGACAATGATTAAGCACCAAGGTTCCGTAGCTCTCAGCAGTACCCGCAGTCCGGGGCCAATCGAGTTAGCTCGGTGCATGGTATGGGCCGCCGCTTTAGAGTCGCGCCCAAGTTCTGCCGGCAAGCCTTTACTTGTTATCAGCAGGTAGTACACTCCATTGTGGACAGCCTCGCATTTCGTCGGGATTTGCGAGGTTATCCACAACTCGCGCACAAAAGAATGGCAAGATATCCACATGGCTTTATTTGGACGTAACAGAGTTGCCGCAGTAGGCACTTCACAAGACCCAGAGATTAAAGCCGCCGTGGGCTATGGCACTGGCGGTAATGCTGGCGCGTCCCAAATAAATAACTTTTATGCGTACACCAATGGCGAAATGCGCCAAATTGCTATGCGCGTACCGACCATTAGCCGCGCTCGTGACCTTATGGCTAGCGTTATTGGTTGTCTTAAACTTGAGATGTTCCGCGACATTTGGAACGGCAACGAGATGGAAGAAGTACCACTTGCCCCCCGCGCATGGCTTGCTCGTATAGACCCAAGCGTGACAAACAACTTCATTTTAAGTTGGACATTTGATGACCTTTTTTTCTACGGAAGAGCCTTCTGGTACGTTCGCACTCGTAGCGCCGATGGCAAACCCGCATCATTTGAGCGCCTACCAGCTGCAATGGTCACGACTCAAGACCAAGCCGGCCCCGTATGGTTTGGGCCGTCTAACCAAGTTTTCTTTTCGGGTTTGCCTATTGAGTCCGAAAACCTTATTCAGTTTCTTAGCCCCGTCCAAGGTTTGCTTTACACGTCGAGCGAAGCCATCACCACTGCTTTACGGCTAGAAGCCAGCGCACGACGCAATGCCGAAAGCGCTATTCCTGCGGGCGTATTGCGTCAAGTTGGTGGCGAGCCTTTAAGCGGCCAAGAACTAGCCGACATGGCAGCAGCATTTAACGCAGCGCGCATGACAAACCAAACGGCAGCACTAAACGAGTACTTGACATACGAGGCCACGACAGCGACCCCAGACAAAATGCTTCTTGTTGAGTCTCGCGACTTCCAAGCCCGCGAACTCTGCCGGGCCGCAAATATCCCCAATTATCTTGCTGGAATAGACCAAGGCTCATACCAATACACCACGTCGGCTGGCGCTCGCGCCGACCTTTACCTATTTGGTGCCAAGGCGTTCATTGACTGCATTGCAGAAACCTTGTCAAGCGACAACGTGCTACCGCACGGCACTTACGTTAAGTTTGACGTAGAAGAATACCTAAGCGAGTCCTACCTAGGCGACTCAGAAGTAGAAACAGAAACAACAATAGAAACCCCGAGGTATGCAAATGATTAGGTTTACCCCCAGCTCTTTTACTGTCGAGGCCGCTAAAGGCGCTACGCCTAAGCGCACAATTTACGGTTTAGCCGCGCCATATAACGTCGCTGCACGTACCAGTACGGGCCAAGAGGTGCTTTTTTTGCCGGGCAGTTTGCCAGTTGACGGCCCCGCGCCAAAACTCATGCAGTACCACGACTCAACAAAGCCCATTGGCATTGTGACCGAGCGCGTAGAAACACCTGATGGCGTTATGTTTGCCGCCCGTATTTCAGCCACTAACGCAGGCGATGAAGCATTGACACTTGCCCAAGACGGCGTGCTCGACTCGGTAAGCGTTGGCGCAACCCCGACAGAGTGGACAATGATAGACGGCGTTATGCACGTTACCGCCGCTATCTGGTCAGAATTAAGCATGGTTTCCGAAGGCGCGTTTTCCGATGCGAAAATCCACCAAATCGCTGCACAGTCTGATATAGGATTACCAGAGACGGAACCCGACACCGACGAGAACGAAACCGAAGAAGAAACCACAGAAACCCAAGAGGAGTTAACCGTGTCGGAAAACCAAGCACCAGTAGTAGAGGCATCAACACCTACAGCTCCTTTGTGGGCAACTGCTAAACCACAATTTAAGTTGCCAGCACCTAGCGAATACATTGCAGCAATGGCAGCAGGCGGCAGCGTTTTTGCTGAGATGAACGCACGCATCAAAGCAGCTGCGCCAAATATCACCACGGGCGATACCGGCGGTATCCTCCCAGAAATTATTACCGGAAGTGTGTATGACTCGCTGAACCCCATTAGGCCTTTCGTCTCAGCTATCGGGACAAAAGCGATGCCCACCGCTGGCGCAACATTCCGTCGTCCAAAAATTACGACACGACCAGTAGTAACAGAACAGCCAACTGGTCAACTTAACACGCTTGACGCGTCAACAGTTGTTGTTTCTAATAACGACGTAAGCAAACTTACTTTTGGTACTTACGTAACGGTTTCGGAACAAGACCTTGACTGGACAGACCCGGCTTCAATCAACATCATTCTTGAGCAGTTGGCAATCGCCTACGGCCAAGCAACCGATAACTACGCAGTAGACCAGTTGGTAGCACAAACAACACAAACCGAAACGCTTAGCAGCTTCTCAGGCCAAGACATTGTCGAGGCCGTTTACGGCGCGGCCTACCAAATCTCAAACACCAGCAACTACCTGCCAACCCATTACGTCGTGTCACCCTTGACTTGGGCGAAATTAGGAATGGCCGTGGACGGGGACAACAGGCCGGTATTCCCGTTTGTGGGCGCACCCGGACTTGGTGGCTACAACGCGGCAGGCACACAGTCCGCAGTATCATGGAACGGCAACCCACTTGGCTTGTCGCTTGTAGTTGACAAAAACATGGCAGGCGGAACCACGACCGGCACACTTTCTGGTGTAGTTGGTCACGCCGCTGGCGCTGCCGCTGGTTTTGAGTTCTACGAGCAAATGAAAGGCGCAATTTCAGTGGACGTACCAAGCACGCTTGGCCGCACTATTGCGTTCCGTGGTTACGCAGCTGTCTTTATGGCAGACGCAACCAAGTTTGTAAAACTCGTAAACGCATAACCCGAAAGGCGGGCTACCGCCATGGCGGTTTACTCAATCACGCATAAGCAAATCGTTGATAACTACGGCGTTTTGCAACTGCTCACTAACGCGCTGGTACAGCCCGGCGACAGCATCACAGTCGCGGCCGTTGACGCAACATTCAACGGCACGCGCACCGTGTACGCATGCCCGCAGTTTTATTACTTGGGCGTAGACGAGTACGGCGACTTGCTTTTTAACTACGACTTGCCGATACAAAACCAAGTCTTGTTTGCGTTAACGGCGGCCGACGTCGAGCGCGGCCCAGCAACCGGCACGTTAACTTTTTCTCCTACTTGCACTTGGATTACTGCCGGGCAAATTGAGGACTGGTTAGGCATCGGTACAGCCACGGCAGCCGATACAACATTCTTAACTCAGTGCGCGTCAGCTGCAAACGCTTTTGCGTTTCGCCGACGTCAAGAGTCCGGCTGGATAGATAGCCCAAGCACTGTCCCAAGTGGTGACGTAGCCTTAGGAACTATCCAATATGGGGGCATGTTATATAGGCAGCGCGGCAGCATTGAT